TCGCCCATTCGTGAGCCTTGGAACGGTCGCCGGTGCGGTGTCTGGCATCGGCAAATGTGTTTTTCCGGGCGTTGAACAGCGCTTCGTGGTGGAAGGACTGGTAAGCCCGCGTGATGGCACGCTGCGCCCGAATGATGGGGTCGGAGCTTCCTTGGAACGCCAGCTCAAACTCACGCCTGGCATAAGGGGTGCGCCGCAGCCGTCGCATCAATGCTTGGCACTTAACCGGGTCTTGCGCCACCCGGAAGATACTGACGATTTCTTCGTCCAGGTCGTTATAGACCTCGATCTTGCTGCGTGGCTTGCGTAGCAGGATGCTGGCCGCTCCGCCGAATGGCTCGACATACACTCGATGGGGCGGCAAGTGGCTCATCACCCAGGGCGCGATGGCCCACTTGCCACCGAAATAGCGCAGCAGCGCCCTGGTTGGTTGATCTTCTCTACGTTGAGTTTTCTTTTGATTCAGCTTGGTCACGGCAACTACTCCTTTCATGGGTAGGCGCTCCGTGACGCTCCGGGATATTCCTGACGCTCTTGGCACTCTCGGTGCTCTCGGCGTTCAACTGGTTCAGCGTTTTACAACGCGGACACTTGATGGCGAGGCGTATAAATTCTCCCTCTGCCAGCTTGCGTGCGCAAGCCATACAACGAATCTCTCTCATAGCGAACGAACCATTTTGCAAATTATTTGCAAATTCTGTTAGGCTTGAACCGCCTGGTACCAGGTGGCGGGCCTTGCCGGTCTTGCAGGCTCGTACTGCTTGATTGGGGTTCCGTCCGGTGCGCTAACACCGGGTGGGGTCGCCCGTCTTTTCTCAGCCGGTAGTTTCCGGTTTCCCCCGACCCGATGCCATTCAAGCGTTTTAGTTTCTCACTGGTTACTTGGGTGGATAGAAGCGCCTGATCTTGGGAGAGATGCTACGGGCAAGGTCTGGATTCACCTCGCGGATGGTGCGCCACATGAAGCCCAGGGAGTGCGTGTGCTTGGCGTGGCCGAGCAGTGAGGTCACGCTGTCCACCTTTCCCTTCTTTACCGCACGCCGGAACTTGAACAGGCTGTATTTGCGGATAAACTTAGCTCGCCGCCATGTGCGGTATCCGACGAAATTCACCCCACGCTTGGTCTTGGCCATCGTCCACTTCGACAGCTCGAGGTGCAGCTCATCGCGCAGGAACGTCTCGATCCTGAACTTGTATTCTAGGCACTGCTCCCGGTCGAGGTCGAACAGGATGAAGTCATCGACGTAGCGACAGTAGAGCTTGACCTTCAGCTCGCGCTTCACGAAGTGGTCGAGCGCGTTCAGGTAGATCAGGGCGTAGGTCTGCGACAGCAGGTTACCGATAGGGATGCCAGTTGGCTCCGGCATATCGGCGAACAGCATCATCATGTCCACTAGGCGCTTGTCCTTAATTTTGCGCTCGATGAGGTTCTGCAGGACTGTTCGGTCTATCCGGTAAAAGAACTTCCGCACATCCAGCTTGATTGCGTAACTGTCGGGGTGGCTTTTTAGTAGTGCATCTTTCGCGTATTCCGAGGCGCGATGGGTTCCCTTGCCGATGCGGCAGGCAAAGGACTGATCGATGAATGCGCGCTCGAAGATAGGCCTGATGACGTGGTAGATCGCATGCTGCACCACGATGTCGCCGAACCACGGAGCACAGATTTCACGCTCCTTCGGCTCGTAGACCTTGAAGCGGTGGTAGCCGCGCACGGCATAGCTGCCGTCATGAATGCGCCGGTATAGCCAGTCGAGCACTGCGCCGGAACGCACGTCAAACCAGAAGCACTGGCTGCGCAGGCGCTTTCCGCGCCTGGCTTCGATGTAGGCGTTATAGAGGGCTTCACGCGTGAAGGTCTGCTCGAACAAATTGCCGTGTCGCTTCATTCACTACTCCGAAAAAAAAGCTCCGCGCTGGTCTTCGGGCAAGCCCTACCGAAAAGCACGGAGCTACTACGAGTTCGCCGTCCTGCAACGCAGGCTGGCAGGACAACCTATCCCTATGGTTCCACTATTCCCATTTGAGATTTGAGGGGGAAACCGCAGTCCGGGCGCGCGCCGACGTTGTTGTTCACATTCGTCCGTGGATTATTCAGATTGCGCGCGAACGCCCCCGCCAGGGCACCATTGTTATAGTTGCCACCGGCCAGAGGCAGGCGTGGTCGTAGGTTGCCCTCATAACACCACAATGGACGGGTCACTTCTTCTGGCCTTCTTCTTTCAGCTCGGCCAGTTCGTGCCGTATCCAACCGCCGATCATGCGACCGAGGTCATCCACCAGCTTGCTGATCGCCTGCCAGCGGTGCGCTTCAACCTCCGCCGCATCACTTGCGGTGCGCCCATCCGTGAACTTGAAATAGCCCAACTCATAGGCCAGAAACAACTGCATCCGCAGTTGCTCGTGCGCTATATCAAGCTGCGTCAGGGTCGTCTTCTTGTGGTATCGCTTTTGCCCCTCGACCACCAGATCATAGACCTCGTAGGCCGAGTTGCGGATTCTGTTCGAGAGGGCGTAGCGTTCGTGACGTGGAAAGTGGTTTAGATAGACGTTGAGGAGCTTGGATAGCTCCACAAACTTCCTAACCAACGCCGCCTCCCGATCAACCGCCATCACCGCCCCCTTTACAGAACCAAGTGTGATTCTATCGCGTTAGCCTGTTCCTGAAAATGAAACCGGGCGCAGAAGCGCCCGGCCAAACCATCTACTTTCCTGCTTATTCCCCTTGCGAGCCGCGTTACTGCTTCGGCTGCTGGGTGGGTGCTATCGCACCCCCCTGTCAAAGAACATAGGCCGGGCGCGCGCCGACGACGTGGCTCACATTCGTCCGCGGATTAAACAGATCGCGCGCGAACGCCCCCGCCAGGGCACCATAGGCATAGTAGCCACCGGCCAGAGGCAGGCGCTCATCCGTTACATCAACCCAGAATCCGTCGCCGCCAAGGCCGGTGCTGGCGACCGGATAAAGCCCCAGAGATTTTGCCAGCGACAATGCGGCTGCACCTACTGGCGTAGTGCCAGGGTTGGTCATACCTTCCAGGCTTGCACCCGATGCACGCACCAGTGTGTAGTTGGTTGTACCGGATGTCGCATACTTGATCGCATTGGCCGAGCCAGGCGCAACCAATGCACCAGTAGAGCCGTCAATAGCCTTCCAAAGTGACGAAGTCGCGCTCTGATCCTTGGTGTTATCCGCCGCATCATTGTTCTGGATGATTTGGATTTCGCCAGCTTGCAGGCGCATACCGGCGTTCCACTCCCACAAATTGCCGTTCAGATCGGCGATGCCGCTAGGCTGGCCGTTATGACGCCAAGAGGCCGGGCCTGCACCAGTGTAGGTCTTGCCATTGCCGGTAGCGCTCCCGATAGCGCCGCCATCGGCGCGCGCTGCCGTTTCCCACGGCGAGCCTACATCCCGGCCCCAGTCGTTATTGCCGCGAGGCATAGTGCCATTCTTCCAGCTCCACAGAGCAATGGCAGCCATCTCGGCGGTAGTCATCATGTGCCAGCCTGGGCCATTGGCCGCAGCCAAACCACGGAACGTATCGAAGTTCACGCTGGCGGTCGGTGAAACGCCCGGAATGGACAGCAGGTTGCCATCCTTCTGGATGCCGAGGTGCTGGCCGATGAAGATTTCACTCTTCTCGACGCCATTGACAATAAACGCCTCATGCACGCCGGTGCCGAGACCGGCATCGATGTCCTGCTTGTTGAACTTCGGGATGACATTCATATAGCACGGGTGTCCTGCCGCCGTGTAAAGCACGGTGACATGGCCGCCAGTTGCGGCCTCAACCGAGGCTCGAAGATCGTCTTTGATGAAGATGGTAGTCATGGTGATTGGTCTCCTTAATTAGTTTGCTGGCCACAGCGTGAGGACGATGCGGTTTGGGTCGAATGCCACCGGAGTGGTAACGGTAGTCGGGTGTCCGTCTGCATCGAGCGGGCCTGCCTCCTCGATGTAGCGCCTGGCGGGAATTTCGACCTGCGCCAGGAAAGCGCCATCACCACCCTCGTGAGGGATGCCGTCAAGTTCGCGGATTTCAATGATCTGTGCTTCGTCAGTCTCACGCGCAGCGCAGTCGATTACTACGCCAGCCACGGTCACTACATCACTCGTAACTGAGAACTCGGAAACGACTTGGCCAGGCTGTTTCATGTTGATTTGCGGCATTTGTAACTCCTTTCATGGTTAAGCGTTGAGGCGGCTCACGCGGTAGCGAGCCACCACATTGTCAGCGGCTGCGGCAAGCATCACCGTGAAGCCGTTATTGGCACGACTGGACACCACCAGGCTTTTAGCCTCGGCTGGCCCGCCCTGGGCGGATAGCACGTCAAAGGTGATGTGATAGGCGCTGTCCGGCAGGCCGTTGATCTGCGGCGAAGCCTGCGCCGGGTTGTCCAGCATGATCGGAAAGCCAGCCTCGATGCGCCGCACATCCATGAGCGTCACAGAGGACAGGTTTGGATCTGTCGCATCCGTCGAATTCGCTGGCACGGTCAGGTTATAGATCAGAATGCCATCGTCCGGCACAGCCTGACCGATGGTGGTCACGGCCAAGCGCCAGAAGCCATAGGCATCCTGATAAAGGTAGGCATACACCGTTACAGCGCCGGTACCGGTGTTGCTCGGCACCGAGGCAGAATTGTTGCCATCAGCCACCGCAAACTGCTGGCCTTTCGCAAAACAGATTCCCGCCGCGATGCTAAGGTTGCGCGCCGCCGTCGTAGATTTCGACAATATGCAGCCCGTGACAACGCCACGATTCTTGATGGTCACGATGCCTTCCTGCTGTGCGAATTGATGCAGTCCGCGCACGCCTTTGTTGGCCACGTTCGCTTGGTCGATGGCGAATTTAAGCGTAGCCATCACAGCGTCCTGAGTATCCGGCCCCAATGCTGCCGTGGAGGCTTCCACGGCAGCCATGCGCTCGGTCAGGCTTGGATAGGAACCCTTGGCCGCATCGACAACGTCGGCGCGTTCCTTGAGGTATTTGGTACGATTGGCGAGCTGCTTTGCCTGCACGTTGGCAATACCATTCGGCCCAGCCAGCACCGGGTCAGTCGTTTCGATCTGGTAGACGCCATTTTCCCAGGTCGGGCTTTCAGTCACATTTGCCATAAATCTTCCTCCTTAAAAAAGAATCGTCCAGGAGCCGGTGAGCGACAAGTCGGACTCCTTCTGGATGGGGGCGCGTTGCTTGCGCGAAAACAGAGTTCCGTCCGCGCAGATCAGACCGAACTCCGTGATGGATACGCCGTTCATCTCGGCGGTGGACAAGCTCCAGTTAAACTGCACCTGGCCGGTGGCCGGATAGCTCACGCTGCCGATGGCCTTGATATAAGGCGATGTCAGCGCCGTATCTCCCGGCGCGGCAGCAGTAGTGCCTACACCGAAGCCGATCTGCGTGATGTGCCGATTAGTTCCGTTGCCGCCGATCAGCCGCGCGAGCTGGTTTTTCGCACCGTTGACGATAAGGTTCGTTTCGTCGATGACCTCGACCAGTTCACCGCCTCGGCGAAGCTCAACGTAGAAATGCCCAGCCATCGGCACATCGTCGCGTAGGACGATCCCGCCGCCCATGTTGTTTTGTTCGTTCATCAAGCCTCCAGCATGGTGATGGCATCGCCGCTGTACGCGGTATTGCCGAAGTGAGTAAATTGCCCGGCGTAGTTTTCCGAGCCGTCAAAGCGGTAGGCGCTATAGGCCATGCGCCCATCGAAACGGCGATGGCGGCGCACCTCGATCTGCATGGGCAGGTCTTCTGCTACAGGAGCCGATGCGCCGAAATCGGCATAGCCGCTGTAGTCCAGCTCCGCACCGTAAGCAGGGCAGCGAATCTGCTGGTCAGTCATGCCGATCAACGCGGCCATGCTGTCGCGCTCACGGTCGCCGTCATGGATCGCGCCTGTTGGCGTGGCCGAGAAGCCGTTGTGAATCGCAGCGCCATCGAAGTGCAGCGCCCCATCCCAGGTATGCAGTGCGCCCTGATCATAGGCCAGCGCGCCATCGTAGAAATGGTGCCCCCAACGATGCTGATCATCGTGTGTAAAGGAGCCTGCGTGTTGTCCCAGCTCGGTCACACCAACCTGCTCGGTAATACTTGCGCGGTGCTGCACGTCCACCAGGTGACTGCGCGCAGGCTTCCACGCCGTAACGGCCTCCACTATCAGCGCAGTCTGGGCGGCGGTGATAGGCTGATCATCACCCGCGTCGGCCACCACGCGGAACTGCGCCCAACCGTAGGCGGCATAAGTATCGGAGCCGCTGAACGTCACGCCACCGTCGTAGCGGTTTGACGGCAGGCGCTCATTGATTTCCAGATCATTAAAACCAGCCGCCTTGAAAGCCTCACGGATGGCCCAAGGGGTACCCTTATGTCGGTATAGCGCCACGGCTCTGGCCAGCAGCGCGCGGCGCTGTTCAGGCGTATCTGCCAGATTCCATCCACCTTCACCCATGATGCAGAACTGCTCACCCAAGTGCGACAGCGCCGATTCCGCGACGTGTTCGAAGTCGTAGATCAGCGTCGGTAGCAGGTCAATGTCCGACA